GCTGCGTTGTCAAAATCCTCTGAGAATGTAAACAGGTTCACCGACTCTGGAGTCGTTTGTATAAAGCCATTGCTGCCAACAAATGTCGCTGCACTAGTTCTTGTAAAATTTATAAACTGATTAAAAGTTTTAAAGGCCATAGACTATAGTGTTCTTAGGTCTTCAAAGACTTCTGTAATGAGTTTCATCTTTTTACCTTATCTGTTATTATATTCTGAGGTAAATGTGCCAACCTTCTGAACTTCTAGAAGAACATAACCATTTGCAGTTCCGACAAACTCTACAGTAAGATTTGCTGTCTGGCCTACAGTAAGAGCCATACCGCATCCTGCATAATCTTTATAACCCGTTGAATCATATACTGCAACAGGAGTTGTACCGCGTTTAATTACAACGTAACCAGCTGGATCAACACCCCAATATGCCTGTGCAATATAAGCTCCGGAAAGAACTTCATTATCTATTGCAAGACATGCAGAGGTTGCATCAACGTTTGTAGTTACACTGTTGCCAGATACCTTAATGGTAGTATTAGCAACCGAAACATGAATAGTGGCAGCTGTGTTTTTCTTGTTTGAAATAAATGATACGGCCATTATTCACCTCTATGACTAATTGCAAAGTCAAGCATATATTCCACACCTTCTGGTGTTTCACATGCTTCTAAAAACTTTTTTTGGTTTGTTTCATTGAGCTTTTCAAAAACTACAAGCATTGTATTGCGTTGTGATTCTGCTAAATCATCAAGAAGCGATGCCAGTTTTTCTTCTTTACGAAGTGGCTTACCACCACGTTCTGCAGAAAGCTTAGCAGCAATTGCCATAGCGCGACGCTTTTCTTGTGACTTGCCCTTGAATTGTGGAGCATCAGACTTTTGGAAGTCCTTGACATATGTTCCCATTGGAGTCTTGGCTGTTAGCTTTTCATCAAGCTCTTCAACTTCTTCCTTAGCCATAACTTTAGCTTTTTCAATTCCAGCCATTCTGCCACCGTATGACTTACGGCCAGCTAGTTCACGACCTTTGGTACGTTGATCGCCACCATGATCGGCAATAGACTTTGCCTTCATTCTATAGTTACGAAGTGTGTCGTGTGATAGTTCATCAAGCTCTTCAACTTCTTCTTTCTTCATTCGCTTATCCCAAGCGTGTTGCTTGATAACCTTACGAATTGCGTCAGTGTTGGTTGTTCTTTTATTTGCATGCTTTCCTATAACAGCATCATGCGACATTCCGGAATCAAGATCTTTTTTAATTTGATTTGCGTTTACTTCATCAAGCTCTTCAACTTCTTCCTTAGCCATAACTTTAGCTTTTTTAATACCAGCTATTTGGCCACCATACGACTTACGATTTGCAAGTTCACGACTCTTAGTGCGATCCTTTGCAAAAGGACCTTTCATATCAACATCATGCTTTGCTTTCATTCTGTAGTTACGAAGTGTATCGTTTGAAAGTTCGTCAATCTGTTCGGCTTCTTCATTTGTACTTAAAGCACTTGTGACTTTCTGACCTTTACTCTTAAGATCTTTTTCAACTTTATTCGCAATCTTGCTACGTTGATCGACCTTATTCCAAGTCTTTTTATCTCTCCAGTTAGCCTTATCAGTTTTATTCATAATATACTTATCGGCTTTATCTAGATACTTATGCTTTGCTGTATCTGAAAGCTCGTCGATTTGCTCGGCTTCTTCAGCAACTTTTTTCTTCTTACGAAGAAGTTTAAAGTCGTGTGCATCAACCTTGCCATTCTTGTTGGCATCGATTTTATGCTGATTGCCAGTAAGCTTTCCATAACCAGCCTTCATGCTTTTGCCGCCATCACCCCAACCTTTAGTTAGTTTGATACGTTTTGGTTGAAGCTCTTCATACACCTTCTCGTCTTCACCTGGATTATAACCATGGCGATCCTTACGACGATCAACTGGCTTTACTTTCGAACCCTTAAACACTTCATCGCCATTTCCATTACGATCTGAGTGCTTAGCAACAACGTGCTTATCCACGAACTTTTGTTCGTCAGGATTCTTAACTTTTAGGTAACCTTCTAGGAATTGATTAAGCGTCTTCGCCATCGTCTTCGAATCCTTCTAAATCTTCGTCATCTAAATCAAAATCTTCGTCGTCCCAGTCGATGTCATCAAGATCTTCGTCGTCAAGATCTAGGTCATCGTCATCGAGATCTAAATCGTCGTCAAGATCGAAATCATCTTCATCTTCGACATCGTCTTCTTCGTTTGTAAACATGCCTTGTGCTATTGAGATTTTCATATCATCAATAGAATCAATTGCTTTTTGACCCATGATTTCATCGAACGCAGAAGCGAACTTAGTTGGCTGCTGATTCATAGAAAAGTTGATAAGATCATCAATATCGGCCATAGTTTCCTCCAAAATTTTTATTATTTATAATCACGCTGGTTTCTTAACTAAATCCGGAACCTTAGGTAAAGATGGTACCTTAGTTGGTTTTCCTGTTTCCGGACCTAATGCTCCACTCGTGTCTTCAGGTCCTGGTTGGTCAACCGGTTGTCCATCGGGTCCCATTTCAGCTGGTGGATTATATTGTTCGTTGTCTTGTTCTTCGGCAATTTGCTTGTCAATTTCTTCCATGTCTTCTTCAGTCTGATACAGAACATTGCGACGTACCCATTCATGTGAATAGTACTTGCCTGTATAGTCATCGATATCACGAAGCATTGAGATGCGATCACGAAGAATTTCTGTATTTCTTAATTCAGCAAAATGGTTATCTTCTGAATATTCATACTTGAAGTTTGTTCTAAACTCTTGCCAATCTTCACTGGTGATAACACCCTTTAGAATAAGTTGCTTTTCAAGAATACGATTAAAGAGTTCTGAGAACTTACCACGAAGGCGAGTAACAAACTTAGCAAACTTTACTTCATCTCTAGAAATTTCAGTAGCACGACCAAAATTGTACTGTGCTTCTGGATCAAGACGAGTAATAGGAACATTCAACGACTTGTATAGTTTACGCTGGAAATAAACAATGTCATCGATCTGACCTAGGTTTTGTCCACCAGGAAGTGTAGTAATTTCTGTACCTTTACCACCTTCACGACGTGGAAGCCAGAAGTCTTCAAGCATTGTCATGTGCTTGCGATCGTCACGAATTTCACCAGTTTGTGCGTCATAAACTACACGGTTCTTAAAGCGAGTCATAATATCACGAAGATATTGCTCAGCTTTCATCTTTGGTAGATTACCAACATAGATGTAGAAGATACGGCGTTCTGGTGCACGTGAAATACGATAAATGACCAGTGAGTCTTCCATGGACTTTAACTGGTTTAAAGGTTTGATTGCTTTTTGTAGATAACCAATTACCATATCGCCACCGACATTTACGAGTCCTGATGATACGTTAACAACGGAATCTACAGCAATTTTGATACCTTGTGATCCAGGATCGTTATATGTAGATCCTTGTGTAGGTGCCTTGGCGAATCCCTTATCATTATAGATATAGAATTCTTCAGAAGTTTTATTAATAATTAGGTTTGTAGTCTTATTTGCTCGAACACGCTTTTGAGTCTTGACCTTACGAATTTTACGTGGATCAACATAGCGAAGTTCTTTGATACCTTCGCGTGGTGCTTTCTCGTCAATGATAGCATGATAGTAGAGTCTACCATCAACATACCACTTGCGGAAAATTTCATATGCATGTTGGTTAAATTCTAGAAGCTCAATGATATTATCAAACTCTTCTAGAATCATCTTCTTAATGTTATCTGGTTGTTCCAGATCATCAAGGTTGAGTGATACTATTTCTTTCTTTGGATCCATAACAATAGCTTCATTGACAATATCGTCAACAGCCATTTCAACATCCGGATGCATAGAAATTTCACGATACTTACTAACAAGTTCCGCTTCGTTTCTTACTGCACCTTCAAGATCTACATATTGGCCATAAGCACCACCTTCGGAAACAACAAGAGCTCCATCTTCTTCGAGCTTCGGCGCGAAGGAAGGGAGTTCTACTTGTGGTTTTTTTCGAATAATTTCAAAACCAAATAACTCGGCCATTCGGACTCCTATTCACAAAAAAAGTAAGGGGAGTGGTTACCCCTTACTTATTATTGACCACCAGCTCTATCGGTGGTGCCACCACTTACAGTCCAGTAATCGTACGAGAATGTTACCTGGAACGATTCAATCTGGTCAACTGAACTCCAGTCCAATTCAATTGGCGAAATTACACTTGGAAAAATTCCATTGAATGTATATTCGCGAATTTTTGTGCCGTCCTTGGCATACTGAATTACAGTAGCATTCGTTTTGTAACGATCGATTTCGCGAACATTACGCTCTAGACGATTGATTCGGTTTGACCATTCTTCCATGGCATTACGAATCAGGAAGTCTTCATCATTAATAACTGTTACTGTCCAATCACCGAATGTTCTATCTCCGGCCAACTTCATTTGTCGGCCGAAGTAGAATACGGGAATTACTCCAAGATTTGATTCCGGAATCTGAGCAGCTTGAACCATAAATGGTGTTTTCAGATCGCCCGAAGGATTTGCAGGATTGTTGATACGCACCTGGAAAAGATTCTGACGAGCACCGCCGTAGACCAGTTGGCTTCTCATTTCATTGATATTAAAAGCCATTTGCTTTTTCCTCCTAGTTTCTTTTATTTATTAGAACTGGCCGACAACTTCATTGAACTCTACACCGGATCTTACGGCTACAAAGTTCAACTGAATGAAGTTGATGCTCTTTGCTGGCTTGATGTAAATGTCACCAACAAAGCGATTAGTATCCACAACTTCTGGAGTATTGTTTGTTTCGTCACAAACAACACGGAAGTCAGTGATACCACGACGGCCCTGAACATCACGGAGGAATGGTTCAATCAGATTCAGGAACTGTGCTCTTGTGAAATCATCATTGAATTCGAACAACATCTGATTTGCAGCTGTAGCAATTGTCTTTTCAAGAACAATGAATAAGCGACGAACGTTGATACGATCGAATGCACTTGGGCGACCGAGAGCAGTCTTGTCGCCAAACAGAACAGTTCCTTGGCCTGGTTGTGTAATTACTGGGTTAACATCGTTTTTGTAAAGAAGATCGCGATCAGTCTTGCTTGGGCTATAAGCAAGCTTTACAAGGTTCTTAATTTGGCCACGATTGTAACCAGCTGGTGAGAACCATGGATCACGTATATCATCCGAACGAGCTGTTAGACCAGCAATATCACCATTCAGTGGAACATAGCGATATACGTCGTTGTACTTGTCGTACTGGTACTTGTAACCAGAATCGATGAATGCATAAGAACTCTTACGCAGACTCTGGCGGAATGTTACAATGTTTGAAGCTTGTGAACCTTCAACCGCACTACCTACGACATCTTCCTTTTGAGGAGATACAAATACCACGCAGTCCTTACGAACTTCCGCAATATTGTCAATTAGATAGTTAGCTAACTGAGCACCATTTGATGCACCAACCGACTTACCTCCCATGATCAGAGATACGTCAACCGAAGATGCATCTGCAAACAGATCATAAGCTGAAGCAAGAGCAGCAACAGTTGCGTTGTTTTCATTTACACCATCGCGACCACCAACAAACGACTTCGAATAAGGAAGTGCTGTTGTTGAGTTCACAAGGCTTGCTGCAACGGCTGTTGGAGCTTCACCACGATCATTGGTTGCCCATACATAGCGTGAATTGTCATTAACAATTGTTTTGTAGAAAGCAGTTGTACCATCTTCACCAATAGCATCTGTAGCACGTGATAGATTCTCATAAACTTCAAGAACTGTTCCTGGAGTACCTGAGAACTTACCATCTTCGTCTACAACTACAACACTTACTTGGTCAACTGTTGTTAGGCTACGATCTGAAAGATAACGTGAAGTACCAGGTGCAGTTGGAATGGTGTTGAAGAATTCCCACTTACGTGAGATTGTATTTGCGGTGAAGTTTGATGCGCGGTTCCAAGTATCTTCGAATGTAACAGCAAAGAATGCTTGAGTTGATGCGTCATCAGATGTAAGTGCTGGAAGCGACTTAATCTTCAGAGTTTGTGTACCGACTGTGGTATTACCCAGTTCGATGTAGTCACCAACAGATAGCGACTGAAGAATTGTATTTGCAGCAGTTTTTGTTTCAGCGTATGTAAGTGTCGAAGCACCCGAATCCCAAGTAAGGAATACGTTAGCAACAGATGAGTTTACACTGATTGTGATGCCAGCAGCAGCCAACTGATCAAGACGATATGTAGCAGCTGTACCACCAACACTTGTATTGCTGAATGGATTGATTGTGCGCTCATATTGATCTGCAGAGTCACATACAGAAACACGAAGCGAGTTACCAAGATCACCTGGATAACGAGCTACAAATTGAGTGCTTGAGAATGTAGCATTCGATGGACCCTTGTCTTCGAAGTCATCAGCATTCTTGACAATGTTATCTGCCAGTTCAACAACACCACTGTTAGCAACAGCATTCAGAGCAAGAGTATTTGCAAAGAAGTTTAGTTGCGAATCAGTTGTTGTGGTAGCGTTTGCAGTCATGACAACAGCAAGAGCAGTTGAGTTAGCTGTTACAGTTGAAACAAATGTTCCTTCTGGAATACCAGCACCAAAAACTGCATGACCAGCTTGTACACCATGAGTGTTGCCGGTTAGAACAACAGTGCTGTTGCCCTGTAGGTTAACATTTGAAACTACAACGGTGTTTGAAAAACCGGTTGTTACAGCAGCACGGCTTACATATAGAGCATTGCCATACGCAAGAAAGTTAGCCGCTGTAAAGAATGTTTCAAAGTTTTCTGACGTTGGCTTACCGTAACGTGCAGCAAGAGTATTTTCTGAATCTACTAGAATAAATTTTCCGATAGGACCCCAACGAAACACACCACCAAAAGCACCAACAGTGGTAGCCAGTGATGGGATTGTAGTAGTTAGGTCAATTTCAGAAACATTAATTCCAGGGCTGACTTGAAACGCCATTGTTATCTCCCTTAGTCGAAGGTGTTATATACGAGCTTTGGTTTATTTATAAAATGGCTAGATTAGGAAAATAAGCCGGCAAATTCTGGATTCCACTTCTTAGTCATGTCAATGACATCGTCTTCGTCATGTCCTGTTTCGATAAACCCAAATGGTACTAATTCACTTTCAATATCTTCATCAGTTTTTTCTCTTAATTTCATCAATGTATGAATATCAGTCAACTCTTTAAAATATTGTTGATCAGATAACCATGCGAATAAAACTAAACACATTGCTAAATCGTCATGGCATCCTGGTTCTGCTTCATACGAAGCATTCTTTTTTGAGAATGTTGACAGTTCACTAATAGTATCATGATCATTTATTATCAATTGATATTGCTCTACAAGCAATTTGAGTATAGAACATCCAACTGATTTAACTGTTTTAGTAGTACGTATGCCTCTTTCAGCCGCTTTGTTAAATCCGCCTGAAATTCTTTTTCCCTTTGCTCCAGCACTTTCAGTATATATTAGGCTTTCGCTTTCATAATCAAAAAATAGTGTGTCTGCTACCTGACCGCCAATATCATTTATTTCAACAAGAATAGTAGCATCATTATATAGTTTTGCAATCCTATGAATTTCCACTGCATAATCTACAGGCGTTACTAAATTACTTCGATATACCGCAACTTGGTTGTATGGCATCTGTGTAATGTCTATAATCTGAAATGCAGAATAGTCTAAACCTTTACCTCTAGAAACGTCAGCAATTAACACATACTTGTGATCTGCTTCTGTTAAAAAGTATTGAGTAAAGCCCGCCTTTGATGCAAGAGGAGTTTTTGGTGTAAGTGTCTTAAGACAAGCACCAGAAATAAGTGTACCGGAAGAACCAAGCCATGCACACTCAAATTCCTGTGCAAACTTTTCATAGTCAAAATCCATGGCTGCCAAGGTTTCTTGTTGCCACTCAATTCCTCTTCCAGGAACTTTTTGCCAAGGAACTTCTACATACTGATATCCATTGGTGTTTTCTTTTGCACCCATGCAAGTTTTATAAAAATGGTTCAAACCATTTGGTGTAGAAGTGAATAAGATCTTAGTTGTTTCACCAGACGAAATTGTTGGAAAGACTGATGCAAAAAACTGATCCCAGTTTTCTACGAATGCAGCTTCGTCGATGTAAAGTAAGTTAATGGACTTACCACGAATAGCAGAAGAACTTGTTGCAGCCGCAAGAACAATACATCCGTTTTCAAGTTCAATGCTACCTTTATTCCACTCGACCACGCCTTGCTGCAACCATTCAGGAAGAGCTTCGTAAGAGATCTTAATTCTTTCTAAGATTTCTCTTGCGGCATCGCCTTTGTTGGCAAGTAACGCAACACGCTTGTGTTCATTAAATAAAATATAGTGTAAAATAATTGCTGCAGCAGTGGTTGTTTTACCAGCCTGACGAGAAGTAACAACAGTAACGCGACGATTGTTGGTTAGTTTTTGTATAATATCTTTTTGATAATCATACAACTTGATCGGTATGAGGCCGCGGTCAACATGAACAATGTGAATGTATTTTTCGGCAAAGTAAATTGGATCATTTGCACAACGAATATATTCTTGAACCATCTCATTAGTCCACTCGATTTTACGGCGAGCTTTCTTTAAGAGAGGATTACCATTATAACCTTTATCAAAAAGTTTATTTGAAAAATTATTCATGTTTGTTATTTTTAATGTTTTCAACCATCTTTTGTAGGTCTGCGGTAGATCCAACAAATAGATTGTTAGTTATTTGCTGTGCATTTGCATCAGGTTGTTGCTCAAGAAGCTTCTTCTTTTTTGCTTGAAGATCGAGCAAGTCTTTGCTGGCTCCAACCATGGTGTTCATCATAGTTGAAAGCACTTCGTATGCTCTTGGATGTTGACTTTGACGAGCAACGTCTATTAGATCAAAGAGAGCTTCTTGACCTTTGTTAATAACATCCATTATGTTTTCGCGAGCAAATTCAAAGTCTGCATCAGTCTGTGTTGTTTTTCTTTGTTCAATTACTGCAGGTAATCCACCACCAGTAAATTTATCTATATTACTCATTAGATGTTCTCTATAAAGTCATTAATAAATCCATAATCATCTGTCGCTTTAATTTCTAGATAATCAATTGACAGTGCTGCATTGCTTGTCGGTTCTCCTTGTGGAGTTAATCCAGGCTTTGCAGTGACAATTACAGTGTTTGCGGTTGTGAAAGCGTTTGCTGTTACCGGTGAATCTGTAAGACGAATATTCGCCTCGGCAAATTTGATAAGACCAGATTTTTTCGTTGGACCGAATATGTACGCTTTCATAGTAAATGTTAGATCCCAAATGATTGCACGGCGATCAGTGAAATCACCTTCATAACTATCCGTAACATTTATATCATTTAAAATAATAGGAATGTCCATCACAGCATCAATGCCAGGAACTAAGTTTACAGATGCAGTCCATTCTGGAGTAAAGTACGGAAGAATTTGCTCAATGATTCGAGTTCCATCTTCAGCATTTTTTACCATGATAGACATTTGAAACGTAATATTATATGGAACCGGCATGTATTGATATGCAATACGATCATCGGTGCCATTGTTTGTTGGTTGCTTATAAAATCTATTAAGTGTATTTAGTTTTCTATCCGAATCATATTGAAACGAAGTCATTTCAAAAGAAATACGTGGAAGAACAACACCAACTTTATTTGAAAGAGTTGGGTTGCCATCAAGTCTTGCTAGAAACTTTTCCTTTGGTCCATAAGACAAAGGAACCTTAAGTGTTTGAATCGACTCGCCGGTAGCGCTATCTCTTGTAATCCAAATATTATTGAAAAGCGTTCCGAACAAAACAACATATTTTCTAAGTGTATCATGATTCCATGTACGACCAAACATTACACACTTCCTTCACTAAATGGATCGATTTGAGTCCAGTCTAGAATGCTTTCACCTTCTGACTGAAACTCTGTATTGTCTTCGTAAGGATCTCTGGCCTGCTCTTCAAAATTATATGCGCTTTGAAGAATTTGATAACCATCCTGGTCGGTGATAAAAAATCCATCCTGAGTAAGCAAAGAATATTCTGTAGCATCGAGAGAAAGATCTTTTTCGATGTTGTCAATAGCTGCAATGCCAGTGCTGAATCTTTCTGAACTGTATTCAAACATTTCACAAACCAGATCATACATCTGGATTGCACCCATCTGATAAAACACGGCATTCTTATTTACATACTTAATATGTAGAAGACGATCTAACATTGGAATGTAAACAAGATCACCTTCTTGAGGTCGAGCAATATTTTCTATACTGCCAATCTCATTTAAGAAATTACGAACAGAGACTGTTAAAGTCATTTGATCACGAATTTCTAGATTAAACTTAGATAAGAAGTTACCATCACCTTCGTAACTATCGACGTTCTTGATGTACATGTCAATAAAATATGCAGTTTTATATTCGGAGAGAGTATCTTCTCCATAGATATCATCTTTAGCTATCAATGTTCTAGGACAATAATACATATCATGGCCATACACTTTGATAGATTCCATTACGAGATCTTCTATCAATAGTTGTTCTTGGCTATTTGTAAAGTTATTGAAATAGAAATTGGTAGTCAAGATCTTATCCGATCATGTCGAGTACAGGAAGAGAATAAGATGAAATCATCTCATCTTCCATACGACGAAGTTCTTCGGTAGCATCGTCGTAAATCTTTTCTCCATTGAACTGCACACCGCCAGGAAGTTGCATACCTGTGAACTTAGTCAGATTCGAACCCCATTGTCTCTTAATAAGAGCAGTGGCATAGTTTTGAAGCCAACGATCATTCCATGCATCTGTCCATGTATTTGGATCCACTACTTCGTATGCATCGACTAAAAGATATGAACCAATTGGAACTGTATTCCAGTCCATGTCAACATGAAGACGATCTTTATGTCGAGCATAACGAATTGGTTGTTGACCAACAAGAAGTTCTGTCACAAGCGCAAGATGTTCCATTACCATATAGTAAGGAACTAGAGAAACGTTTGTTAATGTATAGAGGTCGTTCAGAGCAATCTGATAACGAATGTTGAAAAGGTCATCAGCACGAATTGATGGATCGCCAATCTGAAAGATGCGAACCGCGCCAATGACATTTTCTGGAAGAGTAATATACTTGTTTGCTACATCTGTTTCTGTAACTTGATGTTTGTAGTATATTCTATCTGAACCATCAAAGTGATAGTCATACCAATAGCGAATTGCTTCATCAATGCGATCATCTACCTGATCATCATCAACGTTGATTTCAATTACTGGTTTACCTAACTTACGCAGGCAATATTCTTTGAATTCAGCTTTTGTTGTTGGTACAGCCATATGATCATCCTAGTTTTGATTCTATTTATTTATCTAAACTTAGGACCTTGAATCCAAACGAGCAATTCAAATAAATTAACTGTTTTCGGTTAGTGTGAGTGTAACCGTACAGTTAGGACCATATAAAATTCTAGAAGCTGCGTCTGTTACACGGCATCGATATACACCAACAGCAGTATTTGATTCACCTAGAGTGGTTACTGATAAAAGCTTAGAAAATGTAGTACTAATAGATGTGCCAGTAGTAACTGTAAGTGTATCACCACTCACATATTCCCACAAATATGAGTGTGGTGTATTTCCTCCAGCAATAGTGCCGGCATTGGCAGATGACGATGTAATTGTATTACTACCAGCACCGGTTCGAAACCCTAAACCTGATGCTGTGGTAGAACCTCCCGTAACAGTGAATAATGTTTGAGCATATAAGTCACTCACGGCAATTGCACCGGAAAATTTTCCAGCCAAAAACCGAGGTCCTAATACAGTTGCGCTGCCTTCATTAAGATTTAAAGCAGCGGTTGAACTTCTTCCGAGCTCAACATTAACATTGGCAAAAGATATCGCACCAGATGCTGGTAGAGTCATAGATTACTTTTCTTTTTCGTTAACTGGAACTTCTGCAGGACCACCGCCTTCACCAGGACCAACTGGGTCTGCTGCAGGTGCTGCAGGAGTGCATGCTGCTAAAAGCATTGTTGTAAGTGCTAAAACTAATGTGTTCTTCATATTAATCATCCTTTTAGTTGCGATTGTGCTTGTTCCATAATATTACGAAGTAAACCATCAACGACTCTATGAGGAAGTTCTTGCAGAGCTCCTATAATTATATTGATTTCATTTACATTCAATTCAATTTTAACAGTTGTAACTGCTAATTGCTGATTTTCAACAAGTTGCGAATCAAAGTCAGTGTTTTCCATAATTATTCTCCATTACATAGACCAAGGAAAATTATCAGAATTTACATCGGTCACATTATTAGTGTTAGCATCTATTTTACGTTGAATTTGCTCATTGATATGAGCATCAATATGAGCTTTATACGATAGATTACTATCTATTGTATTTTGAATCCAGCCAATTATTTGCTCTTCGGTTAAATTTTCATACGTGGTAAAATTATCAGGATCTACTTGATCAAGACTAAATGGTGTTGCACCATGAAAAGTTCCAGTCAAACCATCTTCATTGGTACCAGTATATTCCCAATATGTTTGAATAACAATATCATTCAGTTGTAAAGAAGGACTATTTTGCTTCTTTAAACGGTTAATTTGCCAGGTGTATGTGAGTTCCATTATTTATCTTCTACCAATGAGTTGATTTTTTCTTCTAATCTATTTATATTTGCTTGTTGTTCTTTTATTGCTTCAATTAAAACCGCAACAAGCTTCTCATATCTTACTGTCAAATATTTATTATCAATAGGTGCTGGTGCTACAATTTCCGGAAATACAGCTTGTACTTCTTGAGCAGATACACCAATTTCAGTTTTCTTTTCATATCCCAAAGCCTGAGCAACTTCGTTTGGTTCATAATAAAAACCACTCAGTGACATAATCTTATCTACGGCATTTGGAATATTACTAAAACGCGTTTTTAATCTTTCATCTGAGAAGTACGCTGTAATATTATTAGTAGCTACAATTTCACCAGTTGTGCCAGTTGGTGTAGTACCAACACCCAGAGTTGTTGTTTGTACACTATTAGCAACAGTATTTCCAGCACCATTAAAAAAGAAAGCAGTATTGTCACTATCAACAAATGTCGGAGCTCTGAAATCTGTAGTTGCCAGTCCAATACCTTGCACGTGTAACAATTGAGCTGGAGCAGTATTACCAATACCAAAGTTTCCACCAGATAATAAACGCACTCGCTCTGTGCTGCCAGCTAATAATGTAAATCCACCGGCGTTTGTTCCGGTAGAAGCCAATTGTACAATATTGGTAATAGCATCAACAGATACGCGAAAACCATGATTATCCGTGGCGTCGGTTGATGCTACATCCAACTGGCCAACTAAAGCCATAGTATTTGATGCGGCAGCTCGTGCATGCAACATTGCACCAGCATCTACGTTAACACCAAAAAAGCCATTGTTACGAATACGTGCTCGTTCGATACCGCCGGTACTAAATGCAAGAGTATCAGAGGATGGCGACCACATGCCTGTATTTAGATCGCCTGTAAAGGTATATGATGGAGCAGCATTTGTTCCAAGTGGAGTTGCAATTGTTCCAGTGAGTGTTGTATTACCAGCAGCGAAAACACCGGTGACACTGACGTTGCCAGTGTTTGTAATAGTAATATCATCAATCCATGCGGCAGTATTTCCGCGTTGAATAGTCAGAGTGCCTGCAGCCTGTGCAGCAGCATTACAAACATTAGTGATTCTATATCCATAGAAATCAGCTGCAGAATAACCAAGATGAAGTGAGCGAGTAATGGTCGCACTAGAGTTAGCCGTACCAATGCTTAAGTTTGCTCTTGGTGTGGTTGTACCAATGCCAACATCACCGGCATTAGTAATACGCATTACATCAGTTCCCTGAATTCTAAATGCGTATTGTGTCGAGGTTGTTGCCGTACCAGACACATTGTCCATAATCAAAATATGTGAAGTCTTAGAGATTGAAAATCTTTCAGTTCCTACACCAGCCGATCCACCTCCAAGATTATAATTATAGAAACCATCAAATGCAGAAAATGTTCTTTGTCCAAAAGTCGGAACATAAACATATAGTTTTTCACCTGGAGATGTGTTTCCAATTGCAAAGTTTCCAGAACTATCCAGTCGAGCTTTTTCTGCAACTGCTCCATCAAGTGCTGTATAAAATCTTAAACCGGCATCTTGAGTTGAAACAGTAGTTCCCCACGAACTTTCACCGTCTGCGGTAATACGAGCCATTTCTGCAAGAGAGCCACCGGTATATTGAGATTGGAAACTGATACCAGCACCATATCCGCCAGTCTGACTGTGCAATACCATTTGATAGCCACCAACAGTCGCCCCACCAAGATAAACATGTAATGGTCTTATTGGAGCACTGTTGCCAATACCAACGTTGCCATTAGCAAGAATTCTAACTCTTTCAGTTGTGCCATTAGTAGCTAATACAAGATTATTAGCTGCATTAACACTTGCAATTTCAGTGTCCCATGACAAAGTGCCTCGATTATTTCCTGTAAGAGCACTTCCCCAATAAAAAACGCCGTCGCTTCCAAATCCACCTCTAGATCCAACTTGAAACAGGAGTGACGGAGAATTAGTAGCAATACCAACATTACCATTGGCAGCAATGCGAGCAACTTCACTTCCATTAATTTGAAAAATGTGAGAACCGGATGTTCTGGCGTTATATATGTTTGATGTAGAAAATGAAAAACGATCTATAGAAGATGAACTATCATAAATCGCAAAATTGTCAGGTGATACGATATCATATCCACTAGATAAGCCAATATTGCCAGAATCTACAAAAAGCTTTTGCGCAGGGGACGTGTTACCAATGCCAACATTACC